AATTAGTATCGGCTTTGTATTGTATTGAGCCACCACTTCTCTGCCATTCGTAAACATTTATAATCTCATTATCATCAAAAGAAGTTGAGACATTTGTATAAGGTAAGTTGCTTCCGTCATTACTAAATATACCTTGAACATTAACTGCTTTTGTATTTGATAATTTATAATCTCTATTTCTAAAGGTAGCTTTACCGTCTTTAGAAATAAAGAACTGTCCATTCTCAGCAGTTTCACATTCTCTTAGTCCTGTTAAAACATTTGTTGTTATTGCTTGTGATATAACTTGTTTTGTTCCTGTAAGTATATCTCTACGATTACTTGGGAATCCAATAGCGTCTAATATTCTAGTAATTCTTGCTGAGCTTAATTCTTGTTCATCAACATAAGATAATCTTGTAGATAAACCAAGTTCAGAGAAACCTGCAAGACCTAATCTCCAACCAACACCGTCTAACTGAGATGATTGAAATATCTTAAATGCGTCCACACAAGTAAAAGTAACAATAGAGTCTGCACCTTCAGATATAAACTTAACGGGAACTGATTGTAAAAAACCTTCAAATATTTTGTAGGTTGTTGAGTCATAAGTAGCAGACATTCTCACTCTTTTAAGTGGTTGTAGCTTTGTTCTTGCATTACCTGAGTCATAATAAGGACTTGAAGTATTGTTAGGATTAAATCTATTGTCAGCATTAGATACAGAAAAACTCATTGTACCTGCAACAAACTCTCCTAATTCATTTGCTCTACCACGCCTAGTTGTAAAAGCTCTAAGGTAAGAAGTTATATCTGTAAAGGATTGTGTTTCATCAAAAGGCTCTGAATCAAAAGCTACTTCGAGTGTTAGTGATACATTAGAATCAAAATTAGCACTCATTACAACGCTACTTCAATGCCTTTTCTTTGAGCTTGTTTAATAGCTTCGGCAACTGCTAGTTGTACTGTTTCATCTGTACCAAGTAAAGCACCTGTATTTACTGTAATAACTGTATTACCTGCACCTGTTCCAACTCTACCACCTGTTGCTAATGATTGATTTGCAACAAAATCTTTACTTATTTCGCCAAGTGTTCCAAATCTTGTTGGTGTAGCAGTAGTTGTTGGTAAGTCTGTTGAGATACCTTGATTACGCATAGCTCTACCTGAGAGATTAAATATAGCTTGAAATTTATTACTCATCTCATCTAAATCTCCACCTATGAGTCTTACTATCTCTGCAATACCGTCTTTGAATTTTGTTGCACCACTTAAATCTGATAAGGCTTCATCAAGTTGTTGCTTTGCAATAGCCTGTTCTAAAATGTTTTCTGTTGAGTTTGCAGTAGCTTTAGCTAATTCTTCTTGTGCTTTTTGATAATTCTGTTGAGCTTCTTGTAGTCTCTCTGTTTGTGTAACGACATCTGCTTCAGCTCTCTCTATTTCTCTTAACGCTTGTTCTTCTTCTCTTGATATTGCAATAGATTGTTGTTCAAGTTCTATTAATCTCTCTCTTGCAACTGCAAGTTGTAATTTTTGTATTTCTGATTTATCTTCAGCTTGTTCTAGTTTTTCTATTTCTGCTTTTTGTCTTGCAATAGCTAAGGCTTCTTCATTAGTAATTCTTGCACCAAGACCTGAAACTTTTTCAAATTCTTCTTTAGCTTTATTTACTTTTGTATTAGCTTCTTCTAATTTTTCATTTGCTTTGTTAAGTTTTGTAAGTGCCTTAGCTTCTTTATCAACTAGGTCTAATCTATCTTGTTCAATATCTCTAAGGTTTTGGTAAGCGTCATTAAGACTTTTTAATGCGTCTAATCCTGCCGTTGCTCTATCTTTTGCTAATTTCTTTTCTGCTTCTATTTCTTCTTCTGTGATTTCAACTGATTCTTCTTTTGTACTATTAAGTGTTCCTGTTTCTCTATCTAATTCGTGAGTGTTATTAATTAAGTCTCTTTGTATTGCTTCTTGGAATCTAAGTCCGTCTGTAAGAGTTCTATAAGTATCAATTATATTTTCTGTCTCATCTCTTAATTGTTTTTCAGAAGTAAGTTGGTCGTTTAGTGCTGAGTTGGTAGAGAATGATTGCTTAGTTGTTGTTCCAAGAGCTTCAGCAAATCTCTCATTTGAGTCTATAACTTCATCTGTTGCTTCAGTATTACCTAGTAATGAATCTAACATTCCGTCTAATAAACCTATCGCACCTTCTAAAGCAGGTGCTAAAGCGTCCACAACTCTTAGTCCTACTTCTGTAAATTTAGAACTTAGTATCTCTAATTGACCTTGTAAGGATTCAACTTGTTTATTAGCAACATCATCAGTAACTCCACCTGCGTTTTCTAATGCAGATTGATATTCTCGTATTTGGTCTCCTGCACCTGATAAGATTTTTACTGCGTCTGCTACACCACGATTAAGTCCTAATTGGTCTAATAAAACTGCTTTTTGTTGGTCTGACAAACCTGCCATACCATTATCTAATTCATCAATAACACTTGCTAAGTTTTTTAAGTTACCTTCGTTATCGACAACATTGATATTGTATCTCTTAAATACTTCTGAGTTCTTACCTACTGCTCTTGTTGTATCTCTAAGTAATTGATTAAGTTTCTCTCCTGCTTCAGCACCTTTAACACCTCTATCTGCAAATGCTGAGAGAACGGCAACACCTTCCTCGATTGATTTATTTGTAACCTTTAAAGCCGAGCCTGACTTTGTTGTAAGTGCTTCTGCAAACTGTTGTACAGAAGCGTTTGCTAATGTGTTTGCTTTTACTAAGACGTCAGTAACTCTTGTAAGGTTTGTTAAGTTTTGTTCTGCGTCTTTAACTGTAAGACCTAATGCAGATTGTGAGTCAGTAGCCAAGTCAGTAGCAAGTGCCATATCAAACATACCTGCTTGAGCAAACTTGGTAACTTGTGGAAGTGCT